ATCTCCCTTATAGCCCACTTGAAGCCGTTCTTTTCAGCCCATCCGCTTTGGGTCTGGCGTGTACCATCTTTTCTAGTTGCACCAAACTTTCCATCGCTCCAGAAGACAATTCGAATGTCTTTTTCTGGATGCTGACTCCTAACGGCAATAAGCTTCCGCCTGGACGCACCATCGAAACTGCGTCCATTGCCTTTTGTTTCGATATATATCTTTCGTCCACTTCTAGTATGTAGAATGAAGTCGGGTATATAGTTTGCAGTAATAGTGTATGGTAGGCGTTCAGTTTCATATTCAAACTGGATTGAGTTTCTTTCAAGTGATTCTCCTGTTGCCGTTTCGAACTTGTTCTTGTACGGCTTCCACTGGAGCTTCCTTGCCCCTTTGTTGCCATCTTTTATTGGCATACTCTCTCGCTTTCTCACTAGTTAGGGTTTTTGCGAAGCCCTTCTTCACTCTACGTCTACCGCCCTTGCGACCTGCAAACTTTTTTATGAGTCTAGCTGAGTCGTTCATCTTTACGAGCACCCTGTAGGTCAATGACACGAGACTTGATAGCGTCTATCAGGTCATGGCTGTCTGCTACAATGGACTTCAATTTCTCGTAATTGACTTTAGCTTCTGTGTAATCGTTCTGAGCCTGTATGAATAACTCATCAGTGTACTTAGCGTCTCCTGCAGTCGTGGCATTGTGCTCAGTCTTGGCACGTAGGAATGCTTCTCCCTTAGCCTTTTGCATAAGGGTTTCCTTATTCATTGCATCACGATGTGCAGATACCTTTTCATCCAAGAGTGAGGCTTTCAATGCACTGAGTTTTACCCCAATGTATGAAAGCACATCACCCGATAGACTTTTCAGAAACTTTTCGTCAGATAACTCACGATTAATCTTCATTATCTTTACGATAATATCAGCAGTTTCTTGAGTAGTCATATTAGATGTCCAAATCGTCTAGGTCTGGGCTTGGTGCAGTAGTGCTGACCGTAGCTGTTGCTGGGTCTACACCTGACCTATCTGCCACTGCTTCGAGAAGACCGATGATGTAGTCTAGCTTATCATGTGCTAGTTCCGTACTGAGGTTACTTGTCCAATCTTCTCCACCACCATTTGAACTAGGAGCTGCTGGTGCTTCTCCGAGAGGACGGCTGGCTGACTTGAAGTTGTAAAATGTTCCAAACTTTCCGTCAACTTGTACGACATCTCCGTAGAGTTCATCGCCTGGGTGTATCTCATTACCAGGTTTCTTATTGACATTAATCCAACCCTTATCTCCTTGACCATCGAGTTTAACCTTCCATGCATTGAACGTGTTGCCGTTTAATTCAACGGTCTTTGGTGTTTTGTCTTCCTTGCTTACTGTTGCTTGGAATGCCTGTGTTACCTTATATGCTTGTGACATTTACTCTTCTCCTAATATTGCTTTAGTTATATCAACCACATCGTGACTGAACTCTTCCCAAGGATTTTCACCATTGGCTAATTTCTCACCGTTGACCCAATAAATATCGAGTCCTTCTACATTCCAACCTGCACGTTGCAAGATGAATGCGTAGAACGAAAGCTGTAACCAGTGGTAGTCCAACAATTCTTTACCCAACTTAGGATTTTCACCCTGAGTTAATGCGTAGAATGGTGAAGTGACCAACTGATATTTTGTTTCATGGATGTCTGCGTCTGTTTTGAAGTCCTGAATACGAATGATTCGTTTCTTCATGTCTATCACTTTGATTCGGTCAATCGAGCCACATAGCTTGAGACCCTTTTCCCATACAAACTCTTCATTGAATCGGATGTAATCACCACCAAACTTTTCGTGGAAGTCGTTCACAATCTTTTGCAAGAATGGGTTACGGTTCAACGCTTTGTTAGCGGATAATACACCTTCTGGATTTGCCTTAGTAGGTTTCTTTACATAGTTCCGAACTTTCTCGCCTAGAACATGGTTCTTGTCGTAGTTCTCAAGTGCTGCGTGGATTGCTGTACCGTATCCAGTAGATACTTCAGAGTTGAGATTCCACATAGCCTGCAATGCTTCTTTGGTAACACCATACTTGGCAACCATTGCATCGAGGATTTTCTCATTATCAAACTCTGCGTAGAATTGTTCTGGGAACTTACTACCACTCAAGTAGCCTTCAAGCCGTTTGTGACCATTGACTTCTTGAATCTCGATGTTCTGTCCTAGCAACACGCTGTTGTACATTGTAGGTTCTACTGTTTTCTTACCACTTGCATCAACTACCTGGGTCAAGTAAGCAAGAACCTTCTGCATCTCGGACTTGGTAGGCTTCTCCGTAGGCTTTGCGTCAGTCTGAGTCGGTGCTTTCTTTACTTCTTGTGGTGCTTCGTTGTATTGTAGTTCGATGTTGACACCAAAACTTTTACCACTACCACCTGTAATGCTTGACATCACAATTTGTACTGGTACTTCAGCATCTAGTGACTTAGCAATCTCAAGGTTTTTATCCTTAGCAATGTAGCCAATAGGTAGCCACTCTTCACCAAGCTGTACATCAACTGCAACTGCATTCTTATCGTACTCGTTCTCTGCTTCACGGCGTACACGTAATGGTTCGCCACCTTTAAGGGTTGAGATGACTGCTTGCCTGCCTTCAAATGTAACCCCAACCAATTTGCTATTATATTTGAATAGCTTACTCATCTTTTAACTCCTTATTGTTATCTTGGGTCATTGTCATACCCCACTATCCCACATACTATTGGGAAAGCTATACATATTATTGTTAGAACCATCTTTGCCTTTCATACTAGGTATTATATCAAACTGAGGCTCAAAAGTCAATAGTTTTGCCAGGAAATATGTTGTAGAATTAACAATCTACACTTAGTCACCCTGTTAGCTATTGACATTGCAAAGGAGTTATGGTATAATACCAAGTGTAGAGATTTCTTTGTCGTTACTCTACGCTTAACTCCTTTCTTTAACCCATAGCAACCCCTAGCTGTGGGTTATTTTTTTGCCCTTCGCCTAGCTTCCTGTTTTGCTACCTTACGTAACTTATCAGTTTTGCGGTTCTTAATCTTCTGTCGCTTATTAGCTTCATCTTGCAATGCTTTTCGAGTAATTAATTTACCCAACAGATTAATATTCTTATTCATTTTCTAAACTCCGTTCCTTAAACTTACTATCAATCGCTCTTGCCACTGCGGATACCTGCAACGACCTCTGGTTAAAACCCTTAAGATATAATGTCTTGAGGCTTCTAACTCGAGACAAACCAACATAGCCCATGCCTTCAACAAATGCGTTGCTTAGGTCTACTTCGGCTGTGTCTAATGTCATGCCCTGACTCTTGTGTACTGTGATAGCATACGCTAATCGTATAGGTATCTGTGTTAGGGCTGCTGTCGTTCTATCACCACGTTTGTATTCCCATTCTTCTGGGTAGACCGTGTAGGCGTACTTATCGCCAAAATCAACAATAGGAAAACCGTCACTAGAAAACCCTTGTACCGTTCCGATACTGCCATTGAAAAACCTTCCTTCTGAATCGTTCTTAACTGCCATGACGACTGCATCTTGTTTCAGTCTAAGTATCTCTGGTGCTAATACGTTCTTTTGTAATATTTGTGCATCATTCCAAGATGTGCCACGAGTTGTACGCAAGTAATAATGCGTATCTCCTGTCAACTCATTCAACTTTTTATTGTTGATGTTCTCCACATCTATGTTTAGTGTGTAAAGACGTGTAACATTATCGGTTGCCTTGTGTCCAATGCGACTCTTTAGCAGTAATAGATGGCGTTGATTCAACGTTCCATCACGCATTGCATTCAAGATGTCCTGTAAATCTGCATCGTCTTGTCGAAACTGCTCCTCGAGGTAACATACCTTGACGTTCATGCGTTTCCAGACTTTACTAAACACTACGAACTTACCAGACCCACCTTGTTTAACTGGTGGTAACTGGAAAAAGTCTCCAACTAGGATAACCTGAATCCCCCCAAACGGCTTATCATTCTCACGTATAAGCCTCATAGCCTCATCGACCATATCCAGGTTGTAATCGTGCATCATACTGATTTCATCTATAATTAGAACATCAGTCTTACGAATATCTTTCTTCCTAGTCTCACTCATAGTGTAGATGTAGTCATCGTGTAGATGGTCATCAAGACCCATGCCAGACCAGCTGTGGATAGTTTGTCCACCAATGTGTGAAGATGCTAGTCCTGTTGTAGCCGTTACAACAACCTTCTTGTGTTGTTTCTTTGCCTGCTTCACAAACTCGTTGATAGTCCAAGTCTTACCACTGCCAGCCTGACCTGTCAAAAGTACATTATCTCCAGATAGCATTATTTCTAGTGCTCTGGGATACTTCACTATTCTACCTCGTTCGCATCACCTATTTCAATGGTAAGGTCGTCTTCTGATGCCCTATAGAAGTAACCAGGCAATCTATTATATAGAGAGTCAAGTGCTTCTTGTGCCATAATTTGTGCTGTATCTGCGTCTGGTGCGTTGATAACTACGGTTTTTGCTATAGTGATTTCCGCATCTACTTCATATTCTTTCATAGTAAACCTGCTTGCTTCTTTCTTCGTTTAACTTGCCACCCCTGTTGTAACCATGGTGGTCTTTCTTGACTTTTAATATCTGGTACTAGTTTACGTGCTATGCCTAATGCCGTTTCAACATATTTAGGCGTGTCAACTTCTTTTTGTGCTATGATTACCTTGACAACTTTTAGCCCATCATGTTCTAATACTTCGGGTTTACTGACAAGTTTATCAAGACCTTCGATTTCGCCAGACAAAAGATTTCCCTGCCCGACATGCTCAACTCTTTTCTTCCTTTGCCTAGGTTTCCTAGGTGAACCATAAGTCGTAGACTTACTTGCCATATATCCCCCTTACTTATCGTTTTTCAAACTTGATATGCGTCTCAAACCATAACACTGTAGTTTTAATACCATCATCAATACGAACTGCTAGACCAAATTGCCTAAAGTTCAAATATGTGTAGATACTAAGTGTACCTTTTTTCTTTTCCGAATCGCCATCTTGACGATGACTCGTTTTACTATGCTTAACTTGTGATTTTACTTTTGCTTCCATATCTAACTCCTTTTTCTTAAATATCTTACGTTTTTTATTATTATCTGGTATTTCTTCATACTCTAGTGTCATACTTCCTCCTGTTGAGCTTTCAATTCAGCGATGCGC